ATTGTCTTTAAGATGTTTTTCCCAAAAAGTACTTGAGCTAGGACTGCATGTTCTACATGCCAAATTGCAACTGCGGTCAAACAATAGATCAATGCGTTGTGGGCCTGACAGATTTTGATCAGATCCAAATTTGTCAATCATTGCTTCTCTAAAACTTTTTACCCCTACTTTTTCTAATGTTTCGCATTGCCAACATCCAGGCAACCATTGGTTGCTATTGTTAGTTTGCCGAATTTCCACAAAGTCTTTGCCAATCCAGTCGATACTATCTTTCTTAACAAACGTCAACGGGGTGGTACTGAGACAACATTGGTTGTATCCTAACTTACTATTGGCTTTTAGATTGACATTTAATCCGCCATGAATCATTGGGCAAAAAATGTCGGTCATGACGTTTTGATTTTGCCCAACAACTGCTTGAGTTTTGCACTTTGCACGTCTGCTGTGACTTTGGGTGTTTCTAAATCAAATCCTTCTTTAGCCTGTGGTCGTTCCCACGGTACAGACTTAGCGTCGTCTGCGGCTGCACTAACCTGGCTTTTTGCTTTGATCGAGTCCATGATACTTGTACTGGGCTTTTTGCTGAACCCGTTTTCGTTGTCATCCCCGCCTTCGTCAGTAATACGCATGGTTTCAATGTTGTACTCCAAATCAATCTTTTGACCAACGCCGGTCGAGCTTCGAGACTTCATACACTGGATCTGATACTTGCCGCGCTCTTTCATTGCACGACTTGTAAAGATACCAAACACATTATCTGCTGTGTTAATTTTAGAGATGCCACCTGATATGTGGCTGTGGTCAAATTCAATTTCTTCCACAGCGGATCTGTTTAACTGCGATGCAGTTACCATTAGGATTCCTAGCTCTTTGGCTAAATTACGGAGTTCTTCCGAAACATACTTGTCTTTCACAAACAAGTCATTGGGACTGACCTTGGCACTCACAGGCATCAGCAAGTCCAAGTAGTCAATCATCACAAAGTCCACTCGCTTGCCTGTTTGAATTTGATACTCTTTCAAATACGCACGAATGTCATTGATGTTTGATTGTGCCGGCAAGCCCTTGACCTGATAGTTTCCCGACTTTTTAGACACCAGCTTGACCTTGAGCTCTGTGGTGTCTATGTCCTTGCGAATGTCTTTTGTTGACATGTTTGTTAACATAGCATCAGTACGCAATGACGTTAGCTCTTCTGAAAGTTCTAGTGTGATGTACACACCACTGAGTCCTTGCTGTAGCCAATTCAGTGCAATGTTCATCATGACCAGTGACTTGCCTGACCCTGATCCCCCTGCAAAGATATTGAGTTCACCACGACTGAATCCACCATACAACAATCTATCCAATTGTGTCCAACCTGTGCTTACTTGTCCGCCTGAGTTGAAGTATTTCTCAATGCGGGCTTTGGGATCAGCAAAGTAGTCTGTACCCATGTCCTTAGTAAGTGATATCTGTACTGCGTCTTTGATCAGCTTTTCAACAGGATCATACTCGCCTTTTTCCAACAAGTCTGCGGCTTTCAAAATAGCTCGCTCCAGTTCTTGGCGCCGAGTAAATGCTTCAAACTCGCCCATGAACCAGTCAAAGTGACCTTCGTTCAGGTCCGGCACTGATTGCAGTTTAACGCCAGTGGTGGCCGAAATCTGTGTGCGGTCTGGCAGGGTCTTGTGCTTGTCAGAATGTTCTTTAATGAACTCAGCCGCAGGTCTCAAACTCTTGTCAAAGTTCTGCGGGTTGTAGATGTTTTGCACACGCACATAGCTCTGTGCGTCCTCCAACATCATTTCTAGAAATAGGCGTTGGACATCAAGTCCGTATTCTTTTAACAAAGTCTATCCTTTATGCTGGTTTCAAAAAAATGTCGATTACCCACAGGACCATGGTGTCCAGACCAACTATAGCTATCGTAATCTGCCGGCTTGTTGATATTCAAATTAACATCATATATAGAACCATCAAATAATTTACATCTAGGGTGATTCACACAATAATCTAATATGTATTGGCTTGGTCCCCAGTGATTATTTGGATCTAAATTTTTACTAAGATTTACAATAATATAGTTAGCTTTTTGCGAGTCAAGCCACTGTGTGATCAAAAATATTTGCCGCAAGACTTGAGTCTCAATCCAACTACGATCACTAATTAGCACTGATAATTTATCAAGTTCTCTATATTGGTAATTCACTAAACCGTGATGGCTTATAACATTGCTAGTTTCTGCCTGCCATGTTGTTGTATCAAACATAGAACGTACCAATGCAGTGTCTTTGTGATTGTCAAACACGGTAATTCGTTCCAATGGAGGTAGCCCCATAATAAAAAAATCTTGATTAAAGTCGTATTGTTGTTGCTCACCTACTAACATTTGACACACGCTATCAAAACTTATTTTAGGTCTACTGCAATTAATCACTGTGTTAACTTGTAATGCAGAAGCAGTTAACCCCCAAAAACTTTGTTGAGGAGAAACACAAACTCCTGGAGTGCTATGGCTATCACCAAAAACCCAAAGTTTATTGTATTTTTTTAACAATCTGTTTTTTCCTTATTTCTATCTTGATTCGACTAGTTTCTCTGGCTGCCATTATAGTTAGCAATGTGCCTAGCCGTCCTAGCGCAATCACAGCATCGTTGACATCTTTACAGCCTTCTGGCCAGTCGGGCATACTTACTGCCCATCCCAGTTCCACAGCACGATCAATCAGTTCTACACCTGCTAGATCTTGATCGGGTACCACAGTTATGTCTCGGCCTAGGTTGCGTATCAGTCGAGCCTGGGCGTCACTCACTGTGTTGTGCATGACTGCCACACCACCAATTGACAGTGCATCAAATATGCCTTCTGTTACTATCACATTGGTCCAATTTTTATGCTGTAAGTCCGTTCCAAACACATAACCCGGCTGGCTGTCTGAAATAAACTTGGGTTGTTTGTTGTCTAAAAATCTGCAGGTGTAACCTACAATTTTGTTTTCGTATGTGAATGGTATGACCACATGCGGGCGTGTCCAATGAACACCATCATTCTCTATCTGTACCATAGCAGGAAAGTCTTCGGGCACATGTCTGTTACGTACATATTCCCAATATGGTCCATGTTCGGGCATCAACAACTCAGCATGTGGTGGCAAGTCCCGTTCTTCAAATGCAATACCAGCCAATTGGTTCCAGGCCTGCTGTCTATCTTCTAGTATGCCATGTATGCTACGATGCCGCAGACTTTCCAAATTAAGCATCTCAATTTCATTGTCTGGCACACCCATCCATGCCAGTAGTCTGCGAGCTTTCACGCTTAGGGTACGCCCCATGATAAAACTGGCTGTGTAACTGCAATTGAAACAGTGATAACTCCATCCTGCCTCGGTGGCTTTGAGTCCGGCTCGCCCTCTTGTGTCTCTAGTGCTGCCATTGTGTTGGCAACAGACCGCATTGAAACTCAACCAACCTGATGGCGTGGGTTTTCTTTTTGCAGGTAGATACGCAAGGATGTCAAGCATCTATACAGTATAGCAGATCAGCGATGCTAAATCAACGATATTGGAGATTGTCAATATATCCAGTGGTGATCATTACCGTGGCCTGTTGTGTGCCTTGGTATTGAATTGGCAAGTAACCTGAACCGCCATTGGTCACTACAATGGTTGCAATTTGTCCGTCGGCTCCAATGGTTGCAATTGCTTCGGCACCTGATCCATTTCCTAAAATTTGAACTTTGGGCGCAGCTACATAATTTTTACCAGCATTGCTCAAACTGATTCCTGTGACCACGCCTGTAGGTGAAACTTGTGCTGATGCTTGCCCACCAAATCCCTGGCTGTTGTTGAAAGCTGCTCGAATCAGTGGATAAAATCCTACCACGTTGAAATATTGTGTAGAAGTTTCATCATAAAAAGTATAGCTATCAGTTACGTTGTACCAGATGGATTCATAATCTTGTGCAGCCTGAAATTTTACAGTGCCTGTAAAGTGATCCAGATCCATTTTGACCGTGGTCAAACTCTGATGAGATGTGTCAATAAAACTGCTGTAGAATTCGGTAAGTTGCGTGGTATTTACTGGAGGAGGTGTAAGCGCCCAGTCGGGATAGTTGGTCGGTCCAGGTGTTAGTTGTTGAGCTTTGCCATAAATTGTGGGTATACTAAGTTCATGACTGGGCACAAATTGTGGCAATATAGAATCCACAATGTTGCAATCACCACGTGCTTGGCTGTTGGCGTCTACATACACTGCTTGTATGTAATCACCAGAAGTGCGCTGTATTGAGTAGCTGGCAGGTTGTGCAACCAGATTAATGGTGTCTTCGATGTTTAGTACCACTTTTACTCGCCCTAGTGAATTGCTAAGACTTGTCATGTCTTTTTCCACCAGTACTCTGTCTCCGTTTTGACTCATCAAACGAAACACAAATGCAGAACCAGTGATGTTTACCGGTTTCTGTTCTTGATTGATAAATTCAAAGAGTAGAACATTATCTACACCTTTGTTTACAGTTAATTGTTTTGCATACACTGGGTCGTACCTCGCTGTGAAATATCCACCACTGGTGTCAACTAACAAGACTTTGGTAATTTGCTGGTATAAGTAAACGGTGGTTGAATACATAGGATCCTCGAACAATATTTATGGGTAATACAATCTTCGATAAATTGGCAGAAAAATACCCGTTTATCACTCTTTGCAGTTATGCAAACGCAGAGTACGTGGGCATCATACAAAACAGAGATGACAGCGTGACGACCATCTACGACTTTGGATCTGTAGTTGACCAACAAGATAAACTGTTGTTTTTAGAACTGGCCAATCAGTGGTGGTGGGAAAGCAATAGATCCATCCCTATCAACATATTCCTTCGTCAAGATTGGGACAAATTTAGATTTACTTTGCGCACATTTTCCAACAAAGATCTTGAAGTTTTACACGGCCCAGTGTGCAGTTTGATGGACATTGCTCGCAAGAAAAGCAAGCGAAAATCAATCACACTTGTGCGGCGTCTTGAGTGAGCAAGTTCATATGTAATGCTACTAGGGCTGCGTAGGAAACTGCGTGGCTTTTCTTAAATGTATATCCACGTGAATCATCCCCATTCCATACTTCAGCAAACACTTCAGTCCATGGACGATTCTGCAAGTGTGCTTTGCCCGGGCGAATAACTGAAATAAACGCTGCCATTCTGGGTATTGAATCTGGTTTCATTGATGTCATTAAGTCTGTGTAGTTGCCCACATGCACTAGTTGCTTGGTCCAGGCAGTGTCGGTCCATAGTCTACTCCATGGTGGTGTTGCTGCCAGCATTTCAGCATAGTGCGCAGGATCACGGATCAACTGATACACACTCATGTTCAACAGGTCTATCTTGAAGTATCCACGCTGTTCCGCTGATTCGTAGTCTATGGCTGCACAGCCATTGGGTATGTCTCTAGGAATGTCTGTGACATAGATGCCTGAATTGTGCTTACGCACTTGACCTTGATGCAGTTGCCGTGCGGCAGTGTGCTCAATCAGTTTCAGCACAGCCGATCTGTCCGGCACATCAATGTCAATGTCTGCGCTCATTTTGAATCAGTATTACAAAGTGCAGTTACAACTTGCAGTTTCTCTCGGGCCAGTTCAACTGCTGCCAAGGCATCTGCCACTGTGGGATGCTTGGCTGCCAAGGCAGCAATGCGCCATTCTTCATCACGCTTGGCTCGCGCCCAATCCAACAGGGTTTCGGCGTCTGATGAGAGTGAAATCATAGGATGTGATGAGTGAAGCTGTTGCCAGGAGTTGCCATCATTAATTTCCAAACAGTTCATGCTGGGACTCCATCGCACCATGCCTGCTCCGCTGGCACCTGGGCTGATGTATGGATTGGTAGACATGCCACCTGATACTTGAATGTATTTGCTGCCGCTAATATTTCTAATCATAATGCAATTATAGCCACAAGGCCAATGTAAGTCAACTGATGTGCCATCTGATCCAAGCCCAAGTGTGCCCAGAAGCTGGGATTCTGCAGGTCTCGATTGCCCCAATTCATCTTGGCCCAGTCAATGTGATAATGTAGCACAGCATCTATCACACCCATCATTATGCTGGCGGCCCAGTATACAGGGCCTAACACACACCCAACACATAGGGCTGTGCCAATGCCGTGTTTGAGACTGTGCCGCATGCCCAGCCAGTGTCCGTATTGGCCTTTGTGATTGACTTCTGCCATGCTTTGATCCACAAAGTCAATGTACCAGTGTTTGATCTGCAAGAGCATGAGTGTTAAAAATATCACTGCTTCCATGTTACCAACCTGCCTTGTTCAATATGTCTTTTGCGTATTCTTGATCCGCTGGGTAGTTGTGAAATTTCTTTTGCCATACATCTGAGTCAATGTAAGGCCATACCATACTGATTTGATCAGGAGAGAGTTCACCCAAGAACTGTTGTCCTGACTCTGAATTGTAAATCACCCAAGGTGATATCCTACCTGTTGTGACTGCATAGCACATGGCTGGAGTGCTGCCGTATCTCAAACAGTCCTGCGGCTGTGCTGAATTTTTCTCTGCCCAGTCCATGCCAAACTCCACTGCTCGTGCTAGAGCATCGTTAACATTCTCCACGGGCAAATGCTGTATGAGATATTCTGTGTACAGTTGATCACTTGCCCACCGATCAATCTTTTTGTTGTTCTTTAACAGCCACTCAAGAAACTGCTTGGGATTGATAGTTTTTGTGCTCACACAATAGCGTCCAAATTTCACAAAGCCGCGATAGTAAGGCGAGTCAGCAAAATCATCAAAGGTCTTGAGCCGGGCTGATCCTTGGCTCATTTCATAGAATCGTATGTAGGCTTGAAAACCCAGTTCCACACCGCGCTCTGTTCGTTCCTGTCTGCGCCGTTTGGGCTCGCACACATGCACTGCTAGACTGGTTTCTCGAGCAAAGTCTTTTTTGCAGTACTGGCACTGAGTCATTTTA